AGGAAGAACACCATTTGATTTAGTTCAAGAAGAGCCAGGTGAACCAAGATTATTCTGGTATAGAGGAATAGAGTGTAATGGAACAGACGAGTATGTATTTACATCATCAGGTTCATCAATTGATTTGAGTGGAGGAACATTCACACTATACAACTCAACAATATTTGATGAGGTTTGTGTGAGTGGTGTTACAGGATATTTTGCACAAGATACTCTGTGGGAACAGGTGGGACAATTCAGTTCGTGCACAGAGTGTTCTTGTGTTTATTGTTTCTCTTATTCAATGACCGCAAATACAACAGGTCTTGTATCTTGGTTGGATTGTGATGGAATTGTTTCTGATACATTCCTATTAGCAGGTCAGACATATACAATCAGTTGTCCTGGTGCAAGGTCAGGCACAGTTTCAGGTGATGTTACACTTGATAAAGGACCAGTATGTTTCAATAGTTGTGTTACCCCAACTCCAACTCCGACAATTCCAGTCACTCCGACACCTACTCCAACATCACCAACTCCTACACCAACTGCAACACCTGAAAATACTCCTACACCAACACCATCAACAGGACTTGTCCCTTGTTACAACTACATCAACAATTCTGACTTCGCTTGGTTTGGTGATTATATTGATTGTTTTGGTAATCCAATTCTAAACTGGTATCTCCCACCATATGAGTCGATATGTGCTCAGGATGGTTCACCAATAACTCAAAGTGGAGAAGATTTAGTCGCAATATTTACTTGTTATGGATAATTTTAGTTGCTCACGATATAGTCACAATGAACCAAACTACGGTCCAAAAGTAATCTCAGGAACTACTTGTTCAGGAGTTACTGGCTCATTCACACTGGTGTATGGGGAGTCAATCTGTATGTCCAATGCTGAACCACTTGATGCTTGTGATAATTTTGATATTGATGAGATATGTGGATTCCCAACACCTACACCATCGGCAACTCCAATCATTACTCCTACCCCAACTTTAACATCAAGTCAAACACCTACATTTACACCAACACCTACTACCACAACTACACTAACATCCACTCCTGCTGAAACTCCAACTCAGACACCAACCACAACAACAACTCTAACATCAACGCCAACTGAAACAGTTACGCCAACACAAACTCCTACAACGACAGAAACATTAACCCCAACACCAACACAAACGCCAACCACAACAACAACATTAACCGCAACTCCAACAATTACCCCGAGTCAAACACCAACACGAACACCAAACGCAGTGTGTCCAACATTCTTTACATTCGATGACCCATCACCAAATCCTGCCACAATTCCAAACCAAACAATGTTCAGATGGAGACAAGGGTCAGGGTTTACATTCGAATATGGTTATACACAATTCATATCAAATACACAATCAACATTTGTTGCTGGAATCGCTCCTGATGGGAACAGATATGCTGTGTTTTCAGGAAATGTTTCATCCGCTAATTACATAATGACTCGTAATTTCCTTTCAACAGTTGACCAGGGCTGGTCAGTTCAAGAAATCGCTGGTCCTTCTGTTCATCAAATACAAACAGGTGTTACAACGAATGGAGATATTGCTTGGGGAGCATACAATACAATTTCTTTCGACTCAATTAATTTTCCACAAAATGGTGTTGTTGATTTCCCTAATGGTATTGGAACAGGTGAGCAATATATTGTTTATCCTGTAACTTGTCCAACACCAACACCAACTTCAAGTCCGACAAGAACTCCAACACAAACACAAACTCCAACAACGACAACAACATTGACCGCAACTCAAACCCCAACTATAACAGCATCTCCAACTATCACACCTACAAAAACAACAACGCCAACACCTACGGTAACACCTTTTACACTCACTCCTAATTCAGTAAGTAACTGCCAGTTATGGTATATGTCTAATAGTGGTGCAACATCTTCATCTTGGACAAACTACGGTTCAGCGGGTGGACAAATGGGACAACCTATTTCAGAATATCAACCACAAGTAATTACAGGTTCACTTGGAACATATACAGGACAAACAATTAATTTCGGACCTAACGACTACTATACACATACAGGTATTTCATCAACTACATACAATGAACTTACAACATTCTTGGTTGCATCAACAATATCACCAGTAACTAATTTCCAATTAGTATTTGGTAATGGTTTTCCAAATGATGTTTGGGGTTATGATTTTCAAGGTAGAACTGTTTATCACAAACCAGGTCAATATACATTCACAGGAACAACAGGTTTCTTACTAAGAACTACTGGTAATACTTCAAACTTCTATGCAATTAGAAATGGACAAGTTCCAACAAGTGGTTCTAATATACAATATTCAGCAACAACAATGAATCAAGTAGAACTCGGTAGGTCAACAGGTGGTGTAGCACAACAGATACAAGTTTATGAAATCATTATTTATAATAGGATATTGAGTGCAACTGAATATTTGGGAGTATCAAATTATCTCAAATTAAAATACGGTTATAATGTTTCTTAAAAAATAGAGTATGAGTTGTATAACATATATCAATAATGACCCGAATGGAGTTCCTGTAACAGTATCAGGAACAACTTGTGGTGGTAGTGTCGGAAATTTTATGGTGAATTTCGGAGAGGCAATCTGTATGGATAATGATTTTGAAATCATCACTTGTGGTAATGCTGATATTGGTCCTGAGTGTCTTCCACCAGTAACACCATCTAATACTCCATCCAACACACCGACTCCGAGTATAACGCCTCAGGTTACATCTACACCAACGCCATCGGTAACAATTGGACTCACTCCAACAGGAACTCCTGTTGAAACATCAACTCCAACACCGACATCCACAATTACATCAACTCCACAAGTAACACAAACCCCAACAAAAACATCTACACCACAAGTAACATCCACTCCAACATCAACACCTCAGGTAACATCAACACCAACATCTACAATACCTGCAACTCCTTCGATAACATCATCACCTACACCTACTGAAAGTTGTCCTAATACAATTTATACACACGGTTCAATCTTGGGGACTTGTAGTGATTATTGTAACAACAATTATAATATCACAGTTCAGGATTGTTCAAGTCAACCTTATTCAACTCTAAGTATTGGTGATTTTATTTATGGTTATTCTGGTCAGAGTGGATATCTCGCATATTCAAATGTATCAACAGACACATCAACAGGTCCGTTCTTGATTGCTGATATAGATGGTTCAGGTGAGATACTTGGAATCTATGTTTGTTCAGGTGGAAGTTGTATACCTCAATAAAAATAATATTTATAGATATGGACTATACGCCTAAAAACATTGCTCAGAACCTTAGTGACTTGAAGTTGATTTTTCCGAGCATTATGAACAACATAAAGTTCATTAAATTTTTCACCAAGAAATTAGAGAATGGCAAGTAAGAAAAAAATTGAAGTTGATGTTGATATAGAAATCAACTCCGAACCGTCCCTCAAACAGTTAAGAGAACTCAAAAAACAACTCAAAGAAACTGCCGCTGGTTCAGCAGAGTTTAACAAACTCGTTGCACAAATCAGAGATGTAGAAGACGCACTTGAAGAAAGTAAGGTCGGTGCTGAGGATTGGGCTGGTTCCTTAGAAAAAGCGGGTGGTCCATTGGGATTATTGGGTAAGGGGATTAGACAAGCGGAGATTACCTTCTCATCATTCAACACTGCTCTAAAAGCGTCGGTGATTGGTCTCGTTGTTGCGGCTATCGGTGGTCTTGTTGCGGCGTTCAGTCAGAGTGAAGCAGCACAAAAGAAATTACAACCAATCTTCATCGCATTTGAAAAAATCTTAGGTGGTATATTCCGTGCTATGGAGCCACTACTCGATATCTTTATCGAGTTAGCGATGACCGCTCTCCCCTATATTACAAAGGGGATTGGAATGTTTTATTCTGGTCTATTTGGTCTATTCACATTTATCAAAAATGTTGGTCAGGGTGTTATCAATATTCTGAAAGGAATATTCACACTCGACTTCGAACAAGCACAAGTAGGTTTTGACCAACTCAAAAACTCTGTTTCTGATGCTGCGGGTGCTGCTCAGGAGGCTTACAAAAGATTTACAGATGGAACTAAGGAGTTAACCAAGACAGAGAAGGAAGAACTTGAAAAAAGAAATGCTGCGAAGAAGGCTAATCAAGATGAACAGGACAAGAGAAATAAAGAAGCCTTAGAAAAACAAAAGAAAAATCTTGATGCTCAGATTCAACTTGAAGTAAACAAGGACAATACCTCAAAAGAAAATCTCAAAAAACTCCTTGATGAGAGAATGAGATTGGAAATGGCTGGTCAGAATATGACTGAAGCAGAGAAGGAACTTTTGAGACAGGACTATGCTAAGAAATTAGATGACGCATTAAAAGAAGATGAGAATAAGAGACAAGAAAACGAGAAGAAGAAACTTGAAAGAAGAGCGAGAGAACTTGATGCTCTTATTCAACTTGAAATAGACAAAACAAATACTTCAACTGATGAACTTCAAACTCTCCTTGATGAGAGGATGAATATTGAGTTACAGAATGTTGAACTTACTGAAGCGGAGAAAAATGTAATCAGAGCAAAGTATGCGAAACAACTTGCTGACGCAATTAAATCCGATGAAGACAAAAGAAAGAAGGACAGACAAGACGCACTCGCTAACGAGTTAGCAGTTGTATCAAACGACATTGATAGACAACTTGAATTATATCAACAATTCCAAGCAGAGGTATTAGCGTCAGAACAATATACTGCTGGTGAGAAACTAAGAATAATTGGTGAGACCAATCAGAAGATATTAGGTCTACAACAACAAAGATTCGCTGAGGAAAGATTACAAAATGAGATTAACGCTCAGGAAGGTGACCTAACACAGATTGAACTCCTCAACAAAGAAAAAGGTATTCTCGACCAAGAGTTCGCATTCTTTAAAGACCTATTCGACAAAAAGAAGATTACTGAAATTCAGTATCTACAATTTGTTAAACAGAATAACCAAGCACAACAGAATGTAGACAAGGCGTTGTTGGATGCTAAGATGGCTAACTTCCAAGCCGTATCACAACTCTTATCTGCAACTGCATCACTTGTTGGAGAACAAACAAAGGCGGGTAAGGCGTTAGCAATCGCTTCTGCTACCATCGACACCTATGTTGCCGCAAACAAGGTATTAGCAGACCCAACACCAATGCCGACAGTCCTAAGATTCGCTCTCGCAGCAGCGGCAATCGTTCGTGGTATTGTATCAGTTAAGAAAATCGTTGATACAAAATTACCTGTATCAGGTGGTGGAACTGCTGGTCAATCTGGTGGACAACCAGCGAATCAACCTCCTGGCATCATCAATGTCGCAGCCAAGAAAATGGCAAATGGTGGATTTGTATCAGGACCAGGAACATCAACATCAGATTCAATCCCCGCACTTCTTAGTGATGGGGAGTTCGTTGTTAACGCTCGTTCAACTCAGTTATTCAAACCATTGTTAACT